GGCAGGCGCGGCTGGTTCTGATCTTACGATTGGTACCGCGTCAAGAGCAATAGCTTTTGATAAGTCTTGGGCCGTCATCGCTCTTTCGAGTTCCAGAGAACATGATTTCGTGGCTGTAGAGCTACCCATGGCCGCATGGGCTGTTCTTGAGGTGTCCTCGGTAAAACCAGAAATGGCTACATCGGGGTTGGCTCGGGTCTATGGAGTGGACGCTGCCGGATCTTTACAGAGATCCTTAGGTATGCTATCCAGAGACTCCAGCAAATCGTTTTCATTGTTACACCACGCTAGCACGTCTCCGGGTTTTTCCGGTGCCCCTCTCTATATTGGCGACCACGTATGTGGTATTCATACAGGAGCAACTGCCAATGGTACGCCTCAGAATGAGGCTACGGCGATCGCTATAGTGGTTCTGGCACTCCGTACCAAGGAGTCCGACACGACCCGCCTTACTAGTAAGGAGGTTTTGTGGGAGGAGACGGACGACAATTTTGTTGATACAACTTTGTTGTCCAGAGGTCGGAGGATTCAGGTTCGCGCACGTGGAAACACGTATGCGATAAATGAGTCTCAACGCGACCCTGTCATACTTGGTGCAAGCTGGGCGGATATGGAAGACGACGATCTTGACTTTGAGGAGATGATCCCATCTTCTTGGAGGAAAGAGACCGTCTCCGTCCCAGAACGTGCCGTCGTGCCGGTTCCGGCCCCCGATGAGGAGGGGGCGTCTAGTAGGCCGGTTAATGCGTCCCACGATCAGAGAACTGTGAAGTTTGCTGAGCATGTAGTGGGCGTAAACGAACTTGTAATGGAATCACAAGCACCAGTGGATGCGGATTTTTGTGTCCCGGCGAAGCCGTCGCCGGGTCAAATATCGGCTCCGGTGCCCGATGTCTCCAGCAAATCGGAAGGTATATCCGAGTTGATGGGGCTGTTGAGAGTGATGGCTGCGGACTTGTCAAAACCGCAGTCGCCGATGGCATCCATGAACGAGCAAACGGCAAAAGCAGGCCTGAAACAGCAGAAGCCAAGAAAGGGAAAGACCTCGTCCCAGAAATCCAAGGGCTCGAGTGGCCCCCCCTCGGTTCAACCGGGGAAGGCAAGTCACTCCGACTCCAAGCAAGTAGATGGTGCAAGACCGCAAGGCCAGCCCATCTCGCAGCCGCCACCGCGGCTGTGATTGCCCAATACCCAAAATGCCTCCCACCCGTTGGGTGTGACGAGGCTAATCTGGAAAGGTTGAGGAACCTGACCAGTGGGGTAGTGGAATTGGACGACATGATGGTTTCGGAGATTTGTGACACGCTGAAGATTGATTTTATTTTAGATCATTCCACGGTATTGAGCTCATCTCCAGGTATGCCCTGGATGAGATTAGGTGCTGATAACCGCTCCATTATAGAGAATTATCGATCCGTCTTAACCAGAACTATTGCTGAACGGTTTGCTTATATCCTACACAATGATATCACTGGGTTAAATTCCCAGCAGCTTTTCGAATCGGGTTTGGCCGATCCTGTTAAGCTGTTCACAAAGAACGAGCCCCACAACCAGCGTAAGCTTGGGGAAGGGAGATTACGGCAAATATCTTC